TTATTTCCGGTTTTTACTGAGATCTCTCCCCTGACGTATCATTTGGTCCACCCGAAACAGGTTGGCCAGGGTGAATAACATCGCCAGTTGGTTATCGTTTTTCAGCAGCCCCTTGTATCTGGCTTTCACGAAGCCGAACTGCCGCTTGATGATGCGAAACGGGTGCTCCACCTTGGCACGGATGCTGGCTTTCATGTATTCGATATTGATGGCCGTTTTGTTCTTGCGCGGATGCTGCTTCAAGGTTTTTACCTTGCCGGGACGCTCGGCGATCAGCCAGTCCACATCCACCTCGGCCAGCTCCTCGCGCTGTGGCGCTCCTTGGTAGCCGGCATCGGCTGAGACAAATTGCTCCTCTCCATGAAGCAGATTACCCAGCTGATTGAGGTCATGCTCGTTGGCCGCGGTGGTGACTAGGCTGTGGGTCAGGCCACTCTTGGCATCGACACCAATGTGGGCCTTCATGCCAAAGTGCCACTGATTGCCTTTCTTGGTCTGATGCATCTCCGGATCGCGTTGCTGCTCTTTGTTCTTGGTAGAGCTGGGTGCCTCAATGATGGTGGCATCCACCAAAGTGCCTTGGGTCATCATGACGCCTGCTTCGGCCAGCCAGCGATTGATGGTCTTGAACAATTGACGGGCCAGTTGATGCTGCTCGAGCAGGTGGCGGAAATTCATGATGGTGGTGCGATCCGGCAGGGCGCTATCCAGGGATAATCGGGCAAACAGGCGCATGGAGGCGATTTCGTACAGGGCATCTTCCATGGCACTGTCGCTCAGGTTGTACCAATGCTGCATGCAGTGAATACGCAGCATGGTCTCCAGCGGATAGGGCCGTCGGCCATTGCCCGCCTTGGGATAAAACGGCTCGATGACAGCGGTCATATTCTGCCATGGCAGAATCTGCTCCATGCGGGAGAGGAAAATCTCTTTTCGGGTCTGACGGCGCTTAGTGCTGAATTCACTATCGGCGAAGGTGAGTTGATGGCTCATGATGTCCCTCTGGGATGCGCTCCGGATGAATATGATGATCTCATATCAGGAACTTGTTCGCACCTTCCCTAACCATATACTTTGGTAAAAATGACTGTTACGGAACAGACCATAGTAATGCCTGCTATTGGCACGGAGCGGGCTGCCTGAGCGCCGTGGGGTCTGCAAACGGTAAGCATACCGATAACTATACGCTTGGCCTTAGTAACTTTTGCTCCCCTCAATAAATCCGCCATCTTTTATCGGACTGCAATGTCCTTCTTCATCAATCAGTTGCTCGTCTTTCAGGTAGGTATATCGATAGATAATTGAGCCATTATCCATCTCACCATTGGTTCGTTTCATTAGGAGAGTAAAATGTAACGGGCTGTCCCTATATCGAGCTATTCCATGAATATTGGCAAGTACCTCATATTGACGCTCAGGTGATAACCCTTTAAATACATCGAGATATCCATGGAATGTTCCATAGAGTGAAGAAGTGTAGATCAGTCGCTGCTCTGGACCAGTAACTTTAAGAGTAATTTGTTCACCCGTATTACAGGTTAGCTTGGCGGGAAATGTCTCAGCCTGAGCAGAAGAAATAGTCAAGCTTAAAATTATCAGGTAGCAATATTTCATGTGATTAGAATGTCCAAAACTAACATGTATACTCGGGATTCTATAACTAGTTGGATGTAGACCCAAGATGTATTGGACTATTCTTCGGTTGTAGTTGGTCAAATCATATATTTTATGTCAGCAATGTCTACTTTTGGCACATAGCAGACCAGAGACACTGGCGTAAAGCCATGGAGGATCGGTGGGAGGAGGTAAAAATCCTCTCATGCAAAAAATACGCAAAATCGATAACAGTTGGAAATCATTCAATACTCGCACTATCGGAAGTTCACCAGCCAGCCGCAGCACGTTCTTGCATACGACGAGCCTGCGGTTTCATTTATCTCCGACCGGAAACATCTTATACAGTGTCGATACACCAACATCATAGATGATCGCTACCTTCTGGCGAGGAATTCCTGCTGCAATTAATCGTCCGGCCTGCTCCCATTGTTCTGGTGTAAGTTTGGGGCGACGTCCACCAATTCGTCCCTGTGCGCGAGCTGCTTCCAGTCCAGCTTTTGTTCGTTCAACAATCAGTTCACGCTCCATTTCAGCGAGGGCACCCATCACATGAAAGAAAAAGCGCCCCATTGGGGTACTGGTATCAATTGAATCCGTCAGACTACGAAAGTTGATACCTCGTTCGCGCAACTCCTCCACCAGCACGACAAGATGCCGCATACTGCGCCCCAGTCGGTCCAGTTTCCAGACCACCAGCGTGTCACCTGCCGATAATGTCCTGAGCAGCTTTTTCAGTCCTGGTCTGTCGGACTTTGTACCGCTTATCTTGTCTTCAAAAATCAGCTCACATCCTGCACAGTTCAGCGCATTACGTTGTAGATCGGTATTCTGGTCATTTGTTGATACACGTACATAGCCAATAAGCATGTTAAATCCCCCTGGTAAAAGCAGGAATGATGCCATTTGCTCGTTATTTCTGCATTTTCATATACGTTGGTTTGGGAGAAGGTGCTCCAGCTATTGGCGTTCCGTTCTTCTGGCCGTCCGCCGCAATGCCAGATACCGTAATCGAAAGCTGGTCCGGCATGGTGTTTTTGAAGTTCAACGGCGCGAAATTCTCTGCCACTGATTACCCTGTGCTGGCAAAAGTGTTTCCTTCGCTGGTATTACCTGAAGCCCGCGGTGATTTCATTCGTATCTGGGATGATGGGCGAGGGGCGGACAGTGGGCGAGCATTATTAAGCTGGCAGGCAGCAACATCTTTATCGCAATTTGGCGGTAATTATCCAGAAGGGTCCGGCCATGCGATTGCTGATTACGATGGAATATCAGCACACCAGCCAGGTTTCTCTCGATTTCAGTACACCAGTAACTCAGTAGGAGATGGTGTTAATTTTGTTGCTGTCAGACCGCGAAATATTGCATTTAACTTTCTGGTGAGGGCTAAATGATGACCCCAATTTTTGATGAAAATGGACTGGCTACAGTGCCGGGCGATATGCGTTGTTTTTATTATGATGCAGTAACGTATGAATATACGGGCTGGTCTGATGAATATATTAATACTGGTGTAAGTATGCCCGCCTGTTCCACTGGTATTGACCCTGGCGAAAACATTCCGGGAAGAGTGGCAGTATTTACAGGTAAGGGATGGAGCTATGAAGAAGACCATCGCAATGAGACTGTTTACTCAATCGAAAATGGCGCAGCTGTTACAGTGGATTATATCGGTGCCATCAAAGACGGTTATGTCACGATTTCACCGTTAACGCCATACGATAAATGGGATGGTGAGAAATGGGTGACAGACACTGAGGCACAACACAGTGCCGCAGTAGACGCGGCAGAAGCACAGCGCCAGTCACTGATTGATGCAACAATGGCTTCCATTAGTCTGATTCAGCTGAAATTACAGGCCGGACGGAAACTGACTCAGGCAGAAACAACCCGACTTAACGCCGTGCTGGATTACATTGACGCGGTGACGGCAACAGATACCAGCACCGCGCCGGATGTCATCTGGCCTGAACTGCCGGAGGCGTAGGCCATTCAATATCGGGTGCTGTTGACGTATCAACACGCATCAGCAGCACACGGTATTTCTTCCATTGGGTGAGAGTTGTAGCTTCTTCATCAGTTGCGATATCAGCATCAACAGCATCCTGACGCCAGGATATTTCACTGTCAGCTTTTTCCCGTAATTGGGATTTTTTAACTTCAGCAATAGCTATTAATTCCTTTTTGGTCGGCTGAGGAATATCTATCAGTGCTGGTTTTCCATTCAGTGTTCCAATCTGTTTTCCTGGTGGAATATCCATAAATAACTTTTTATGTTCTTCCTCACTGACTATTACACCATCATCAGGCCACAGACCTGATGCCTCAAATTTTTCTTTCTCCGATATGGGGAAAAAGCCATTTGCTTTAGCGCTCCATACGTACATATCAATACCCCACCGCTATAATGTCCACATTAAATCCTCCGGGACCTGCCTGCCAGATGCTGGCCCCTGTTAATGATTTTGTTTGATGAACAACCGCCACATTTGCTGGCGATTGTGTTTCAGTTGTTACAGTACCGATATCATTCCAGTTAATTGAGATGGAATAGTTCGTTGTTGTAAACGACCGGGGGAAAGTTATGTGTCTTACATTGGTGCCAATAGGAAATCCAAGATAAACACGCTGAATTATCATTCCTCCAGGTAACATAACCCAGTTAGCACCTTCTCCCAAACCAAGGTTTTCGAGAGCCGTTTTCACCGTGCCATCCGATTTGATATCACCAAACGGATTCTTGCGGCTTAACAGCAGAGCACGAAGCGCGGTAAGCAACTGGTCGTTTCGCCCCTTCTCCAGGCTGGCACCGGATGCCTCCACCACGCTGCAAAGCTCCTCCTGCAACATATCAAAGTAGTCATCATCCAGATCGGTGGCAGGTGTGCCGGTCTGGGGGTTACCACGGGTATAAGCCCCTGGACTCCAGTTCTTCCGCCTGGCGGGTCAGGCACAAAATCTCCCGCGGGTCGTTAGTGCCGACATAGAAATTGCGCACAGGTCTGGTTTCACGAACTGGTTGCGGTTCCGCCTCCTGCGCTCTCTCAGTCAGGCGCGGGAAATGTCTGCGTGTATCTCCTTCACAACGGTGAGCCACACGCCCACTCTGACGTAACTTGCTTGCTGACTGCAGAACGCGCTGCCGTGAGTAACCTGCAAAAGCATCCGCAATGTCTCCGGAAGTACACCCCGGATGGGCTTCAATGAATTTCTGAACTTCATTCAAAAGACTCATAATCACCCCCTGAATCCTGCCGGGATCTGGCTGTAGTCCACATTGTCGTAACTGGCTTTGAAGTACGGGTCTTCACGTTTTTCTGTGTGCGTGCTGACGGACGGCGATAAGCGCAGGGAAAGCTCATCCCATTTTTCCCGCAACTTCGACGGGCTGAGCACGTTACGGCACCAGAACGGATCGCGGCTGACGCGGCTGTACATCTCGCAGATTTGTTTGTGAGTACGACCATCCTGCACACACATCAGGCGAATTTCGTTTGCCCAGGCTGTCCAGTTAGGTTCTTTGGGACGAACCACCTCGCCGTCACATTCGGCGGCCTGCTCGTACAGGGCGATGATTTTTTTCCAGAGCCACTGTGCGCAGGTCAAATCATCCTGCGTTCCCCACTGGCGCTTTTTAGGGCTGAATACAACCGCATCAGGATGGCGAGTTAAAAAATCCTGTTCATCCATCTGCGTGTCCGGTTGCGAAGCGTCCGGACGAGAAGGTTTTTTATCTGATGGATCATGTTTTGATTTTACTGACGGATCCCCGCCAGATTCTGACGGGTGAAAACCCGCTTTTTTGCCAGATTTCGACGCATCAAATTTTGACGGGTCAGATTTTGATGCGTCAGATTTTGACGGGTCAGAATCTGACAGTTGAGAAAATGCCGCTGCCTGAAGCTTCGCAACGTTAAGCTGATAAACATTCGACGCATTGCGGTTATCCGGTCTTAAGTCAGATTTCGTAATTGCACCTGACGTGCATTGCTCAAGTTTTTTAGCCAGCACAAAACTGGCTTTTTATAGCCATTGAAAACCAGCCGTAAGTAGCCAGGTGTTGAGCCAACTTTTCCGGCCAACTCGCCCTGCTGTTCTTTGGTTAAAGAGTCCCAATACGCTTTCATACAATATGTACCTCCGGTGTACATATTACATGATTGAAATGAACCTTCAAGATACTTGTACCTTAACGGTACAAGGGTTTTAATTTCGTTATGAAAACAATCCATGACATCCGGCGGTCTAACGCCAGAAAACTGAGAGATGGTGTTGGCGGGAATTCTTCCTTTGCCACTATGATTGATCGCGAGCCAACCCAGACCAGCAGGTTTATGGGAGATGGTGCTACTAAAAATATCGGTGACAGCATGGCACGACACATCGAAAAATGTTTCGACCTACCTGTCGGATGGCTCGATCAAGAACACCAGACAACGAACATCACAAAAAAACCTGATGTTTCAATCACTAATAAACAAATCACATTAGTCCCTGTCATATCATGGGTACAGGCCGGAGCATGGAAAGAAGTTGGATATTCTGAGGTTGATTTGAGCACAGCAGAAACGTATCCCTGCCCTGTACCCTGTGGGGAAATGACTTATATCTTGCGGGTGATAGGTGATTCAATGATTGATGAGTACCGCCCGGGAGACATGATTTTTGTCGATCCTGAAGTACCTGCCTGCCACGGTGACGACGTTATTGCATTGATGCACGATACAGGTGAAACCACCTTCAAAAGGTTAATAGAAGATGGGACACAGCGTTATCTCAAAGCGTTAAACCCAAACTGGCCTGAGCCTTACATTAAGATCAACGGTAATTGCTCTATAATTGGTACAGTGATTTTCTCAGGAAAACCAAGAAGATACAAAATCAAAGCCTAATCAATGTTTATGAACCTGCTTCGGCAGGTTTTTTTATACTTGACAATGTACCTTTGAGATACATAATGTACCCAAGAGAAACAACGAACAGGCAGGACGCCCACGAAGTAGCCGCCTGGGGCATATGAAGTCCAGGATGATTCGTTGAGTCATGTTGTGCCACTAGGCACTCATGTTAAAGCAGGTGTATGAAATGAAAGTCCAGATTTTAAACAATAACTGTGAAGTCGTTTGGGCGTAAAACATGACCGCGCGTAGACCAAGGGAGGAAAAAGTGGGAATAGTTAGAAATCAAGCAGATATATTGAAAATCAGCTCTGAATTGCTTGGAGTTTTGAAAAGTGAGCTCACCGCACATGGCATCGAGCCCACTGACGAAAATTTAAGTTGGGTTTTGTCGATTATTCAACAATCACTCAAGCCCAGCCTCAGCAAACTTTTTATCGAGTAGTGCTTCGAACTTATCGTAAAGCTTGCTTATGTCGTCTATCGGGTTTTCTGACGTACTGTAATTTTTATCTGATGTCATGGCAGCAGTCTGATATGCAGTGTGTGTCTTAACCGATAGTTGGAATAAATAAAGAATTTTTTCTTCTTTGGTCATAACTATTTCCTTCTTGGCTATATGAAAACACCAAGATACCACCGAGCCTGAAGTGGTGAAAAGACAGGCACATAACAGCTAAGTATTTTCAACCAGAGAGAATCCTTAGCGTTGTGGTGAATGCGGCTCAGCGCACGCGGGTTAAGGTTGAGGCTGACAGTCGACCTTCTGTGGATACCCACCCGCCTGGTGTGCAACCTTCGCCAGGCACCGGGAGGCACCCGGTACCACAACTTTATGCTGTGTGTAGTCCTCGCGGTACCAGTTTGTACACTTGCTTCCGGCTGGTATCGCTCTTTTTACAAAACAGAGAAGAACATCACCGGACGACGGGCTCATAACCCAATCCATCCGGGCGGCAGTCACCGCAGGTGTTCTTCTCTGTTTTGTGGAGAAACCAACCGACCTTGCAGGGTCGATATGATGAGGAGCAGCAAAATGGCTAGCGAACGCAGTACTGATGTGCAGGCATTTATCGGGGAGCTGGACGGCGGCGTATTTGAAACCAAAATCGGCGCAGTTCTCAGTGAAGTCGCTTCCGGTGTGATGAACACGAAAACCAAAGGTAAGGTCTCACTCAACCTGGAAATCGAACCATTTGATGAGAACCGTGTGAAAATCAAACACAAACTCTCATATGTTCGCCCGACTAACCGCGGGAAAATTTCCGAAGAAGACACCACCGAAACGCCGATGTATGTCAATCGCGGTGGTCGCCTGACTATTCTGCAGGAAGACCAGGGACAGTTACTGACTCTTGCCGGTGAACCTGACGGAAAACTCCGCGCAGCAGGTCGTTAATATCGTTTTTAATTAACTGATTATTTATCTCATCACTGAATATCTTTATATAGTGAGGACTTATTATGTCTCAGAACTTAGACGCAACCGCAATTAATCAAATCCATGCCCTTATTTCTGCTCAGGGTGTTAATGAAATTATCAGTAAGATTGGTGCCGATGCTGTGGCATTGCCTGAGAATTTCCGCATTCATGATCTGGAAAAATTTAATTTAAATCGCTTCCGTTTCCGTGGTGCGCTTTCCACTACCAGCATCGATGACTTTACCCGTTATTCTAAAGATCTTGCAGATGAAGGCACCCGCTGCTTTATCGATGCTGATAATATGCGTGCCGTCAGTGTGCTTAACCTGGGTACTATTGATGAACCAGGTCACGCAGATAACACCGCCACACTCAAACTGAAAAAGACAGCACCGTTCTCTGCTCTGTTGTCTGTTAACGGCGAGCGTAACTCCCAGAAGTCACTGGCAGAATGGATTGAAGACTGGGCCGACTATCTTGTGGGCTTTGATGCTAATGGTGACGCTATTCAGGCAACAAAAGCGGCTGCGGCTGTCCGTAAAATCACGATTGAAGCAAACCAGACCGCTGATTTTGAAGATAATGACTTCAGCGGCAAACGCTCCCTGATGGAGTCTGTCGAAGCGAAGACCAAAGACATTATGCCAGTGGCATTTGAATTTAAATGCGTTCCGTTTGAAGGTCTGAAAGAACGTCCGTTTAAATTACGCCTCAGTATTATCACTGGCGATCGTCCTGTACTGGTTCTGCGCATTATTCAGCTGGAGGCGGTGCAGGAAGAAATGGCTAACGAATTTCGTGATCTGCTTGTTGAGAAATTCAAGGACAGCAAAGTAGAAACCTTTATTGGTACTTTCACCGCCTGATTTCATTACTGCAAATGCCCCTGCGGGGGCATTTATGGAAACGTAATTTACTCAATAATCGCCGGATGGTGAGGGATTCTTTTTACCAGAATTCAGCGCGGTGCAGCGCATATACGTGGAGAACAAAATGTCATTTATTAAAACTTTTTCCGGGAAGCATTTTTATTATGACAGGATAAATAAAGACGACATCGATATTAACGATATCGCGGTTTCCCTTTCAAATATCTGTCGCTTTGCCGGTCATCTTTCGCACTTCTACAGCGTCGCCCAACATGCGGTTCTTTGCAGCCAGTTGGTGCCGCAGGAATTTGCTTTTGAAGCGTTAATGCATGATGCAACAGAAGCGTATTGCCAGGACATTCCCGCACCACTGAAACGCCTTCTTCCTGACTATAAACAAATGGAAGAAAAAATAGACGCCGTAATCCGTGAGAAATACGGGTTACCCCCAGTTATGAGTACGCCCGTGAAATATGCCGATCTCATCATGCTGGCAACCGAACGCCGCGATCTCGGGCTTGATGATGGCTCTTTCTGGCCTGTACTGGAAGGTATCCCGGCAACAGAGATGTTCAACGTGATTCCACTGGCACCGGGCCATGCCTACGGGATGTTTATGGAACGCTTTAACGAGTTATCGGAGTTACGCAAATGCGCATGAATGTTTTCGAAATGGAAGGGTTTCTTCGTGGGAGATGTGTACCGCGAGATCTGAAAGTAAATGAAACAGATGCTGAATACCTGGTGCGTAAATTCGATGCGCTTGAAGCTAAATGTGCAGCACAGGAAAACAAAGTAATACCAGTGTCAACTGAACTGCCACCAGCAAATGAAAGTGTTTTGTTATTCGATGCTAACGGAGAAGGCTGGCTAATTGGCTGGCGTTCTCTCTGGTACACCTGGGGACAAAAAGAAACCGGAGAATGGCAGTGGACATTTCAGGTCGGGGACCTTGAAAACGTCAATATCACTCACTGGGCAGTAATGCCAAAAGCACCGGAGGCTGGAGCATAATGACCACTTTTACCGACAAAGAACTGATTAAAGAAATTAAAGAGCGTATCAGCAGCCTTGACGTGCGAGACGATATTGAGCGCCGTGCTTATGAAATCGCACTCCTATCTCTGGAAGTAGAACCAGATGAACGCGAAGCTTATGAATTATTCATGGAAAAGCGTTTTGGTGACTTAGTAGATCGTCGGAGAGCAAAAAACGGCGATAACGAATACATGGCATGGGATATGACTCTCGGTTGGATCGTCTGGCAGCAACGAGCTGGTATCCATTTCTCAACAATGTCACAGCAAGAGGTGAAATAATGGAGCCATACAGCCTCACACTCGATGAGGCCTGTCATTTTCTCAAGATATCCAGACCGACTGCCATTAACTGGATACGCACAGGGCGTCTTCAGGCAACACGCAAAGATCCCACTAAGAATAAATCTCCTTACCTCACAACACGACAAGCCTGCATTGCGGCTCTTCAGTCTCCGCTGCATACTGTCCAGGTGAGCGCGGGTGATGGCATAACAGAGGAAAGAAAATGTCACTCTTCCGCAGAGGTGAAATATGGTACGCCAGTTTCACATTGCCGAACGGTAAAAGATTTAAACAGTCTCTTGGAACAAAGGACAAAAGGCAGGCGACAGAACTCCATGACAAGCTAAAGGCTGAAGCATGGCGGGTCAGCAAACTTGGTGAAATACCTGATATAACGTTCGAGGAAGCGTGTGTCAGGTGGCTTGAAGAGAAAGCACATAAAAAATCACTGGACGATGACAAAAGCCGGATCGGATTCTGGCTTCAACATTTCGCAGGAATGCAACTAAGAGACATTACTGAATCAAAAATTTATTCAGCAATGCAAAAAATGACGAACCGGCGTCATGAGGAAAACTGGAAACTCAGGGCAGAAGCATGCAGAAAAAAGGGAAACCTGTTCCAGAATACACGCCAAAACCAGCGTCCGTTGCAACGAAGGCTACGCATCTTTCATTTATAAAGGCCCTACTAAGAGCCGCAGAGCGTGAATGGAAAATGCTGGATAAGGCACCAATTATTAAAGTGCCTCAACCAAAGAATAAACGGATCCGCTGGCTGGAGCCCCATGAAGCACAAAGGCTGATTGATGAATGTCCGGAGCCATTAAAGTCTGTTGTTGAATTTGCACTGGCAACAGGCTTAAGACGCTCGAACATCATCAACCTTGAATGGCAACAAATAGATATGCAGCGCCGGGTGGCATGGATAAACCCGGAAGAGAGTAAATCAAACCGCGCAATTGGCGTTGCGCTGAATGATACTGCATGTCGCGTTTTGAAAAACAAATCGGGAATCATCACCGTTGGGTATTTGTGTACAAGGAAAGCTGTACCAAACCAGACGGAACGAAAGCGCCAACAGTAAGGAAGATGCGGTATGACGCAAACACAGCCTGGAAAGCGGCGCTGAGACGGGCTGGTATTGATGATTTCAGATTTCACGACTTGAGACACACCTGGGCAAGTTGGCTGGTTCAAGCCGGAGTCCCGTTGTCAGTGTTACAGGAAATGGGAGGCTGGGAGTCTATCGAAATGGTTCGTCGATATGCTCACCTTGCACCTAATCACCTTACCGAACACGCACGGCAAATAGACTCGATCCTGAACCCATCGGTCCCAAATTCGTCCCAGTCAAAAAATAAGGAAGGTACTAATGATGTGTAACTTATTGATTTAAATGGTGCCGATAATAGGAGTCGAACCTACGACCTTCGCATTACGAATGCGCTGCTCTACCAACTGAGCTATATCGGCCCTGAAAGGACATGTTCACGAACGTGAATCACGGTGGACAAGGTTAAAACTAACCGGGCGATGCGTCAATGGCCTTGTGAATCAAATGGCTACTTTTGCATCACCCGGTTTTATTTACGCACGAATGGTGTAATCACCAATGCCGATCCACTTGTAAGTGGTCAGTGCTTCCAGCCCCATTGGGCCACGCGCGTGGAGTTTTTGTGTGCTTACCGCCACTTCCGCACCCAGACCAAACTGGCCGCCGTCGGTAAAACGCGTAGAGGCGTTAACGTAAACAGCGGACGAATCCACTTCGTTAACAAAACGCTGGGCGTTGCGCATATCGCGGGTCAGGATCGCATCGGAGTGTTGTGTGCCGTGTTCACGAATATGGGCGATGGCATCGTCAAGATCGCTGACGATTTTGACGTTCAAATCTAATGACAGAAACTCATCGTCATACTCTTCGGCTTTAACAGCAACCACCTTCGCAGGGCCTGCCTGCAACTGCGCCAGTGCAGCTGCATCTGCGTGTAATGTCACGCCGCTTTCCGCCATTTGTTTGCTTAATGCGGGCAGGAAGCTATCGGCGATGTTTTTATTCACCAGCAACGTTTCAACCGTATTACATGTGCTCGGACGCTGAGTTTTCGCGTTGACGATCACTTTTAATGCTTCAGCGATCTCTACACTTTCATCAACGTAAATATGGCATACGCCTATACCACCTGTGATCACCGGGATTGTCGACTGTTCACGGCACAGTTTATGCAAACCAGCGCCACCACGCGGGATCAGCATGTCGATGTATTTATCCATACGCAGCATTTCACTGACCAGCGCACGGTCAGGATTATCAATCGCCTGCACGGCACCCGCCGGTAAGCCGCAGGATTTCAGGGCGTCCTGAATCACCGCCACCGTTGCAGCGTTAGTGCGACACGTTTCTTTGCCACCGCGCAGGATCACCGCATTACCGGTTTTCAGGCACAGCGAAGCGACATCAACCGTCACGTTCGGGCGCGCTTCATAAATCACGCCAATAACCCCCAGCGGTACGCGACGACGCTCAAGACGCAGGCCGCTGTCCAGTACGCCGCCATCGATTACCTGCCCCACCGGATCGGCGAGGTTGCACACCTGACGTACATCGTCGGCAATGCCTTTCAGCCGTGCGGGCGTCAGTGCCAGACGGTCAAGCATCGCTTCGCTAAGGCCATTGGCTCGCGCGTCAGCAACATCCTGGGCGTTAGCGTTGAGGATGATTTCGCTTTGTGCTTCCAGTTCATCGGCGATTTTTTCCAGCACGCGATTTTTTTCGCGGCTGGAGAGTTGCGCTAATTTATACGAGGCTTGCTTCGCGGCAATGCCCATTTGTTCCAGCAT